TGTACATCTGTTAGAGAACTTTTCAGGCGCCGATGCCCCAGCTCGGCCATTAAGCGGGCAACTTTGGTTTGACAGTTCCAACAGTAAACTTAAATTTTACGATGGCATCAAATTTAGAACCACAGGCGGTGCCGAAGTAGGCCCCAATGCTCCTAGCGGGTTAACCACTGGCGATTTTTGGTGGGACGATGTCAACAAACAACTGTATTCCTGGGATGGCGGCGCATTTGTTCTTGTAGGGCCATTGGGAGTTTCTGGTGCCGGAACTACACAATTTCGATCTAGAAATGTGTTAGATACACTGGGCAATAGTCATGCCATTATCGAATCTATCGTCGATGGCGCCACAATTTTTATAATTTCTGCAGATGAATTTACCCTGAATGTTAGCAATGCAATTACTGGTTATAGTTTGATTAAAAAAGGAACTACTTTAATTTATTCAAGTTCGGGAATAACATCAACAGATCACGTGTATTGGGGAACTTCGAGTAATTCTTTAAAACTAAACGGATTAAGTTCTGGTGATTTTGTATTGTCATCTGCTGCCAACTTTAGCGGCCTTGTTAGTTTTGCAGACGCAGGATTTAGAGTAGGTAACGACAACGATTTGAGAGTTTTTGTTTCTGGTGGATTCATTCCCACTATCCAAAATCAAGTTGGTGATACTATAACTTTTCAAACAACATCTGCCAGTGTCACAGTGACTCCGTTGAAATTGGTGGCAGAAGATGTATTGCCCGGGTTAGACAACACTACTGATCTTGGATCTAGTATTTTAAAATTCGCCACTGTTTATGCAAACAGTTTTAATGGACCTGCTACACAGGCTGACAGTTTAAATGTAGGCGGGACATATAGAACAGCAGCAGTTGCTGCTACAATAAACACAGTGGCAGTGAGAGACGGATCAGGCAATCTGGCTGCTAATATTTTTAATGGTACAGCAACTTCTGCACAATATGCTGACTTGGCTGAAAAATATTTGCCAGATGCAGAATATTCTGTAGGAACGGTGATGTCAGTTGGCGGCACCAAAGAAATAACAGCCAGCAACTCAGGTGACAGAGCAATAGGTGTAATCAGTGAAAATCCAGCGTTTATGATGAACAAGGATTTAGAAGGCGGAGTGTACGTGGCATTAAAAGGACGGGTTCCTGTAAAAGTTACCGGCACTGTGATCAAAGGACAGCGATTGGTAGCGGCCAATGATGGCACTGCTGTTATTTCAGCAGCACATAATTCAAATGTGTTTGCTATTGCTCTAGAAACAAATACAGATGCTGGTATCAAACTAGTTGAATGTGTAATATTATAAAGGATTAGTGATGCCATCTGGTGTATTTCCAAAAGTAGCAGGCGAATTAATTTTTGCAGCCGATTACAATACTATACAGTCTACCATATCCTCAGTAATGGGAATAGGTGCAGGAGATGAAGGGTACGGACAAGAAATTACCAGTAGTCAGATTGTTCCGGGTACTACTGCACAAGTTATTCAATGGTCAAGATTACGTACTGATATGATTCTGGCCAGACAACATCAAACCGGAGTAAGTGAAAGCGGCAGTTTGGCATTGGCATCCAGTGCTATTGCCATTACCAGCGCATTGGCCAATCAATATTTTACTTTTGCTAATCTTGTAAGATCATCTAGATTAACACTGGCAACTACTGGCGGCAACAGTTCTACAGAAACATTGATAAATCAAACTAGAACCTCCAGTTGGAATGGTACATTGACACACAATGTAACCGTAACTTTCCCTGGATATACCACTGGAGGATTAACAGTCAGCGCGGCCAACCATGCTCGAGCATTTTTTAATGGCGGTGGCCAAATTTTAATCAGTGCAGCAAAAAGTGGCGGATCTACTTCAGCATCCAAAAATATCACGTGGACTACAATGTTAGGAAACGGTACTACTCCTAGCGGATTCGGAACTATATCTTTTAATTATACTGCTACTACCACAGTTGTTGGCACAGCATCATCTGCAGGCACAACATATGGTATTGGATGGTATGACATGACCACTAGTGACCAATTGATTTTCAACAAAGCAGCACCTGCCGGCGTTTATGCAGCTAATGATTATGAAGTATATGCTCGCAGAAATGCAGGGTCTACTGAACTAATTCTTACCATTCAATTCAAAGATGATGCAGGCCCTAACCCCAATTTTGATGAGGATATTGATGGTAATTTGCAAAGTCTAATACGTCAAGTTCGTCCATCAGGATCCAATGTGTCAGTTCCGACTCCAACAGCGACCGGCACCGGCTTGCTGTAATCAAAACAAATCATTCGCTATCTGTTTCTAGATAATTACTTGTAACTATCTAGGAAATTTCTATGGATGAACGCTTAGAAAAAGCATTTCAAACGGCCAATTTTATGGCCACGTTGAATCTTTCACGCAAAACAGCGCTGGAAGAATTCAAACAGAATTTAATATTTTATCAAAATGGTTGTAGTTTTACAGCAGATCTCGATATGATTTCTACAATACACACATTGTCTTTGTACAACAAATCCGCAGTCATCATCGACAATAACAATATTCCTATGGAAGTTGTTGATCTGTCTCAGTTTTTAGAACAGTGTTTAGGATTGTATAAAAAAGAATCTGAAAAATATTTGGCCAAATATAACAACATAAAAAAACAAAGAAATATTTCTAATTTAATCAACTTATGACTAGAGGTTTTTTAATTTTTGCTCAGAATAATTCTGATGTTGATTACTGTGAAATAGCAACATTTTGCGCCCGCCGCATTAAGAAATACATAGACCTGCCAATCACATTAGTGACTGACAGCAAAGAATGGTTACTGGCTAGTCAACCTGATGCTGTTGATCTTTTTGATCAAATTATTACATCGTACACCGACACTACACAGCAACGTCGATTCAGTGATGGTTCGTTATACAGCAAACAATTGATTTGGAAAAATCTTTCTAGAGTAGAAGCATATGACCTAAGTCCTTACGATGAAACAATTATTTTAGACAGTGACTACATTGTGTCGTCGGATTATTTGGCACATCAATTTGATTACGAAAATGATCTGGCACTATTTAGAAACAGTTACGATTTGGCACAATGGAGAAATACAGAATCTTTTAAATTTATAAATGATCAAGGTATTCCATTTTACTGGGCCACAGTGGTATTTTTTAGAAAAAACAAATTTACAGAATCATTTTTTGAATTGTTAAAACATATTAGAAAAAACTGGGGCTACTATAGATTACTGTATAAAATTGATTCTAAAATGTATAGAAATGATTTTGCATTCAGCATTGCAATCCACATGATGAATGGAAATATTGATCATACGGTAGTGACAGTGTTGCCTGGTAAAAAGTTTTATACTTTAGATAAAGACGTAATGATTGACGTGGTAGATGACAAGTTTAAATTTTTGTTAGAAAAAGAAAAATATCTAGGCGAATATATTGCACTAAAAACACAAGGGGTTGATGTGCATGTTATGAACAAATACAGTTTATTAAGGTTGATTGATGATGGCAAGTAACCAAGGATTTTTTGTTGTAGCACAAAATTCAACAGATTGTGACTATGTCAAGCAGGCATATTATCTAGCCAAAAGTATTCAGCGCAGTCAATCTACAGTAAAAAACATATCGTTAATGACTAACAATGTTGTGCCGACAGAATATGTTTCTGCATTTGATAAAATAATAAAAATTCAGGCCCGGGCAGATCATGCAGCAAACTGGGAATGGAAAGTTCAAAATCGGTGGAAGGCATATCATGATTCTCCTTATCATGAAACTATCTTGTTAGATGCTGACATGCTGGTACTGTCAGATTTGTCACAGGTATGGAAAAAATTACAAGACCATAATTTGTATTTTACCAGTCAAGTTAAAAACTTTAGAGGCGATATTCTTACCGATCGAGTTTATCGAAAAACATTTATAGAAAATCAACTACCTAATCTTTACAGTGGATTTTGTTACTTTAAAAAATCAGAGGAAAGTTTAGAATTTTGGAAGTTAGTAGAACTTATAACATTAAATTGGGAAAAGTTTTATGGCGAATTTAGTCCTAAAAATTATCAAAAATTTTACAGTCTTGATGTTACAATAAGTATTGCCGCTAAAATTTTAGCACTTGAAAATTGTTTTGATAATAATCAAATTTGTAGTTTCACACACATGAAATCATTAATACAAGGATGGCACAGTGTTCATCCCGATTGGACTAAAGTTGCTCAGGTTGAAATAATTGATGCTGAAACAATATACATAAATCAATTTAAACAAACCGGAGTGTTGCACTATGTAGAAAATTCATTTTTAGAAGATTATATCAATCATGCTGGCTGAACAAGACGACACCGTTATTACTGACGAAGAAATTCAAAAAATTACCAATTCTATTGAAAGTAATGGTCTTTATAAAATATATTTTGACAATGTCACTGGTGATATTTACTCTATCACAAATGAAGTCAACTCGGCTTATTCTCATTACATAGAACTTCCGTCTACAGATGTTGAAGACTTTTTAAGTGGCAAACTGAATTATTCTACCTATCGAGTATCGTATACTAGTCCTACAGAATCTAAAATTGTGCAAAAAGACGCACAGAATGATGATCAACGAGTGTTATTACAAATTCCTGTGTTGAAATCTTTCGTTGGTGCAGTGTCTATTAAAAATAATACCAAGACCAAACAATGGGCATTTAAACTCAACGAAGAAGAAAAATCTTATATAAAAAAATATAAGATTAATTTCAAGTTGGAATTCTACGTAACATTTTTAACCAATGCTAGTTTTTTAATACGTACAATTAAAATTGACACTATTGACCTAGCATACAATGACACTGTGTATATAGATCATGTTACATTAACAGAACAATCGTTAAACAAAATAAAATTCTACACTAAACCATTTTTTAAATCATACGGATTAATTACGCCATGACCCAAACAGTTAAAATTCTTGATTATGATATCATATATCTCAGCTATGACGAACCAAATGCTGAACAAAATTATGCAGACCTGTTAAACAAAGTGCCTTGGGCAAAGCGTGTTCATGGAGTTAAAGGCAGCGATGAAGCACACAAAGCCTGCGCCCGTCTAAGCGAAACAGATCGATTTGTCACAGTGGACGGTGACAACATTATACGAGAAGATTTTCTTAATCAAGAAGTAAACTTTGATGAGCACAAAGATTTATCAAAATGCGTTATTTCTTGGGCAGGATACAATGTAGTCAACGGACTTATGTATGGCAATGGCGGCTTAAAATTATGGCCTAAGCAGTATGTGTTAGACATGAAAACACACGAAAACGCACCCGCCGATGATCCAAATGCACAAGTAGACTTTTGCTGGGATGCCGAATACATTCAGATGAACAGTTGTTTTAGTGATGTGTATAACAACGCCAGCGCCTTTCAAGCATGGCGAGCAGGGTTTCGTGAAGGCGTCAAGATGTCGTTAGAAAGAGGTGTTCGATTAGAAAACAGAACATTTAAGACCAGCATACATTGGAAAAACATGCAACGTTTACTAGTATGGTTAAACATTGGTAAGGATTCTGACAACGGTGATTGGGCTATACTAGGTGCTCGCCAAGGTTGCTATATGACTAACTGCACAGATTGGGATTATATACAAGTTAGAGACTTTGAATACTTAACAGAATTCTGGAACAATGAAGTTAAAGATATAACAGAAGATGAATTATCTGTTAAAATTATTCATTATGGAAATGAATTAAAGAAACGATTAGATCTAGAAATATGTAAATTAGACGTTGATGCTAGCAAATTCTTCAAAGGGGTATTTAAGAATTCTAATAGATCAAACTATGGATTTTTGGAAAAAGAATGATTAATATTTTTTATCAAAAAAACATTAAAACTGCATCAATGATACTTGAAAAGTATCCCAATGCCATTGCTGTAGATTCTGTTGAAGATTGTTATTCTTTAAAATATTGTTGGTATATTAATAACGATATTATATTAGATAAAAATTTTAACATACATTATGAGGTAGAAGAATTTGAAGAAATATACATACATCAATTCGAAAACAATGATATCAAGGGCCTATATTTAATCCCTTATAGATACAAATGTGAAATGGATTCCCATGGAGAATTTAAAAACAAAAAAATCATTGTATCTAGTGCAGTTTTTTATACTCCTGTAAATTACGATATTTTCTTTTTAAGTTGCGGAGAATCTTTTGCTGACTATAATTTTCAATTATTGAAAAATAGATTTCCTTTTGTTCGTAGAATTGATGGAGTTAAAGGTATATACGCTGCTCACAAAGTTGCTGCAATTAAATCAACAACTGAATATTTTTGGGTAGTTGATGCGGATGTAACTGTAGCAGATCAATTTTATTTTAATTATAAGGTTTACCCTCAAGAATTTGATGTTGTGCATATTTGGCACAGTAGAAATGACATTAATGATGCAGTCTACGGAAATGGTGGTATTAAATTATTACCAAAGTTTTTATTTAACATTGAACATACTAATAAGATCGATATTACGACCGGACTCAGTGAACAGATAAAAATCAATACAGATGTTACGGCATTGCATTGTATCGGATACAGTCCCTATACTGCATGGCGCAGTGCATTTAGAGAAGCAGTCAAACTGACACTGCAAGATGACACTGACAGTCAAGAACGATTAAAAATATGGATGACCAAAGGGCTGTCGAAACCTAATGGAGGCTATGCAGTATTAGGAGCCAAAGCTGGTAATAAGTATGCGCAGTCTAACAGTTTAGACACATTAAAAATAGCCAAAATAAATGACTATGTATGGCTACATAGTCAATTTGAAGAAGCGTTTCCTAAATTATTTATTGCTCACTAAGCAGTTTTTTAGCCAGCGGAAATATTTTGCTAATTACCACTGCACACTCTTGAGCAATTTCCATATGTTCTTTTTGTGTACCATTAGAACTACGCAGTTCGATATAATGAATCCATGAACGCAATGTTCCGTTCATATACATGCGACTCATAGTGAGTCCTTCTGGTAATAGAGCACGAGCCTGTTCTTTAGCAATACCGTTGGCAATTGCCCATCTGTATTCTTTCTCAACAGTATACAATACTCGTTTTTGAGCACGTTCCCATTCAATAGCCAATAACCGTTGGCTTTCGTCGTTCATATCAAACTCAACACTGTTTTGTCGATTCTTTGTGTCTTGAAATCGTGCTTCACGGACTACAAACGCTTCGGTCATTTCTGCTGTGGGATCTGCGTAGCGTTGACTGAATTCCTGAAACGAAAAACTTCTATGACGTAAAATTTGTCGAGCAATATCTCTAGTAGTTTCAATTTCTAAACACATACTGACCATCTCAAGCGGGCTCCAGTGTTGATGTTTAATCAAATAGCCGATCAATTTTTCACTAGTTTCTGTGTTAAATTGATTGGCAGGATTGCTGACTCTGGCACAATATGCCACAAGATCTTGTGCATCATTGATTTTTTGTTGCTGAAATTCAGCAGTTGGTTGACTATGACTTACCAGTTGTATTTTCACAATTTTCTTTTCTTTAAAAATTTTCCTGTGATTTTTAATATATCACTTTTTACTTTTTCTGTGTCTAGTTTAAAATCAATATTACTGATAGCATCGTCGTATGCAGTAAAAAATTCCTGCAGTTCTGCTTCTACTTTTGAAGTATCATTGCCTCTAAGTTTTGATCTTACAGCAATGCTCCAAGACCTGCCGTCTTTAAAACTGATCAGTATTGAATCTAAATATTTTATTGGAATAACTTTTAAATTAATTTCACCAAAAACTTCAGGCCAATGATCTATCACTTCCTTAGGCAAAGTTTTTTTTAAAATCACTTTTCTTTCGGATCAAGTTCTAAAGCCATTTTTCTAAGTTTGGCCGCATCTTTGTATAATCGATCTGCTTCACTTCTATATTTGGCTGCACGATCAACAGAGGTCATGTGTTCTTCATCTTTAGGCGGAGTAATATCTTTTACCTCTACAATTTCTTTGATCTCAGTTTGTGAGTTCTCAGATTTAATATGAAGATCATCGATGGCGATGCCACGTTGTTCAGCAATCAATGCATTGAGTTCGTCAAGATTGATGCTTTCACTAAGTGTAGGTGTCATAGAGATATCGCTAGTCGGAACACGAACCATACGACCTTGTGTATGTAGTGCTGCCAACATGGTAGATCCGTCGGGGAAATTAGTTCTACTCAATACATCAGCCAGTTCATAACTGTCTTGTGCTGAACTAGATTCTACCAGTTGAATCAGTGCATCGTGATAACTATCTGGTAAATTTTCAGTAGGAATAATAACAGCGTGATATGCATCACCGGGCAGTGTTCTGTAGGCTACAAGACATTTTTTGCCCGTAGCCTTGACTCTGCCTACATGTTTAAGTTCAACCATTTGCTGGTCCTTTCTGTGCTGAATTTAAAAAATTCATTAGTTTATTGTATGTTTGTCCCACCAGCACCATTTCACTGGGTTTAAATGCTCCCCGTGTACTGGCTACATCAATGATCATTTTCATAGCATTGAGATCGCTGATATTTAAATCGTTGTCAGTTGGGGGTGCAGTTCCTTCTGGAGGAACTTGTTGTTGAGTGGGTTGCGTTGTGTTTTCAGTCATAAGACATCTCCTTTACTTTAATTATCTATGTACTAAATGAGGACAGGCAAGTTTGAAGAAACTTAATTCTTTTTCAACTTCGAATCCAATTTTATGAATATATTCGATGGTATTGTTATGTAGCACAAGCCCATCTCCTGTGAAATATCTTCCTTTAAGATGCCGATAGATCCAGTCATCTATTTTCTTTAAATTAACCGTTGAAACTTCGTCTGTGTAAAAAAAATGATGTGCAGGAAATTGCACTCGCCTAATATCAAAAATATTTAACGGATTTACCTTGAGTTTATTCATTTGATACCAATGATCATGTGTCTATTATAAGACATATTTTCAAATTGAAAATTCATTGTTCCTGAAAAATTCAAGTCAGTAACTGGGTATGTGTTAATAAAATGCTTTAGTGATTCTGGTCTTGACACGTGATCTGCTATTTGAAGATCATTGCCCTGTAGTATTATTAGCGTTCCTTTTGGAATTAAATTAAACCAAAATTTAGATTTAAAGTGTTCGGTACTGGTATTGATGACACAATTGATGTTGTCAGTGTCATATGTATATTCTAACTTGTTAGCATCAAATGGATAAGCACGGAATTTCCAATCTTTAATTTCCCATGCATTGTTAATTTTATTAGCATTATACGAAGCAATAGGATCTAAGTCTACACTTCTGCAATAATCAATATCGATGTTTTTTCTTACAGACAATATAAAATGCAAAAGAGAATACCAGCCGCCAAGAACATACATTCTTAGCGGGCCAGTATCTAGTTCCTTAACAACTAGTTCTAACTGTTCAGCGGCCCAAATCTTACTTTCAATTTGACCCGCTGAAAATGCATCCGCATCAATCTTCAGTAACTGCGTCATAGTATGCTACAGTGCCAAATGGCGGAACAATGGACTCGTTGCCATGAATGACAAAAACAGTATCGCAGTAGTTTTCATCACCCCATGAACCATACGGATAGCCGTCAGTGAACATGATAAACTTTTTAGGAACAATGTCGTGTTCTTTCATATAGTCCCAGTTGACATCGAACTCTGTTCCACCACCACCTTGAATATTGTACTCTAATAGATCTGAACCGCCGTGAGCATCAAAGTCTTGCTCGTTATATACACGGGTATCAAAAGTCCATAATTTAATCTTATAGTCTTTAAATTCCTCCATGATGTTTTTAATCTCGCCGAGGAAGTCTTGTGCCATCTCGTTTGAAATAGATCCACTCATATCAAGACTGACTGCAATGTCAATTGTTTCGAGATAATTCATGCCTGGCAGTATTGCACCAATGTGCCATCCCTTACGACTGGGTCGAGCAAATGTATAGTCATTACGAATAGTACTTTGAATATGCTGACGAATAATTTGACGCCAGTTCATTTTAGACTCAGTCATGTCCTTGATCATGCGAGCCACAGATGATGGAATATTACCAGCCCCTGCCGCACTCGCAGCCTGCATCACTGCATCTTTAACCTCGTCACGAATTCTTTTTAATTCTTCTTTGCTGTGCTGAGGTCGGTTAGTGCCGTCATTGTCCTTTTCCCAATCAATATGATCGTCTAACAGTTGACCTAATGCGGCAAGACTCTTTTCATCTTCTTCTTCATAAATTTCATCATACACTTGTTCGCAACTTTTACCGTAATGTACTGGATCGTGGAAAATTTTAATCTTGGGCGGAACTTCACCAATCTTATCACGCACCAATTGACCATTGACACAGTAATCGGCAGCGGCATTCCATATGGCCCGATCGCGCCCTTCTACACGCATCATGTGATCAAAAACATTGTGTAAAATCTCATGTGCGATGACAAACTCTACTTGTTTTGGCGTAAGATCTTGAAAAAACTGTCGGCTGTAAAATAATGATCTACCGTCAGTTGCGGCAGTATTACACCAATCGCTGCCATCTACAATACGTAGGCGAGTGGCCATGTTACCGAAGAATGGATGACGCAGTAATAACCCAATACGAGCCACTACGATTTTGTCAACAATGGGATCTAATTCAGACATAATTATTCCTTTGTATAGTGTATATATTATAACAGGACCTTACGGTCCTGTCAATTGATTTTGAACTAGATCAACGGCGTTCGGTTGCTTGACTAATGTACTTGCCATATTTGGCATGGAAGGCATCAAAGCAGGTAATCTCATCTGGATCCAACGGCAATTGATATTGGGTCAATGCAAGTTTAGTACCCATAACAACCAATTCAGTTTCAAAATTATTCATCATAAATTCAAAGAAACAATTGACTTGGTTGTTCCAATCTTTAGCATTTTTGTCAGCGGCATCTTTCAGTTCATAACACAATGACACCGTTAATGAATACATAGCGGAGATTTCTTTAGTCTCCATTTTCTTAACTTTGCCTTTGAGAATGTCACTAGGATTAGGCAGTTTGCCCGAAACTTTTCGGTGTGCCATAAACTTGATTGCCAATCCTTCTCCAACACCGCCTGAAATCAAATCCGCCAGCGTGTTCTCGTCGCCATCATCGTCTGACAACAAATCAGATATAAATGTCCAACTACGCGGTGTAGCAAATGATCTACTGTTACTTTTGGGATCAAAGTCATACAGATCCTTTTTAGAGAACTGCAAGAATCCTGCAACATCTTTATGAATACGATTGGCAGTGGCCCACTCAAACCAATCATCAAAATCCACTTTCATCTCCAAGTGAATGAAGCGATTGGCCAACGGAGCAGGCATACGATAGGTAACACCCTTGTCTGCTTCTCGATTACCTGCCGCAACAATCAGCACGTTATCGGGCAATTTGTAAGTACCAACACGACGATTCAAAACCAACTGATAAGCCGCTGCCTGTACAGCAGGAGCCGCACTGTTCATCTCGTCCATAAAAAGGATCACATTTTTATACTGACTTGCCATCTGCTCATCTGGCAGTTCTGACGGCGGAGCCCAGACCATTTTATTGATAGTTGAATCAAAGTAAGGAATGCCTTTGATGTCTGTAGGATCCCATAGTGACAAGCGAATGTCAATTACATGAGCATCGATGGTTTTGCCAATTTGATGGACAATCTCGCTCTTGCCAATACCTGGAGGGCCCCACAAGAACAGAGGACGATTATGTTTAAATGCTTTTTGAACAGCACGTTTAGCGGCTTTGGGTCCTACTGTGCGGGTGGATATTTCTGACATACTAGCTCCTTGTAAAAACTGTTTAAGTGCTTATTGTATAACAAAATACGGAGCCTGTCAACTTATTTTGGCTAAGTCTCTTCAGATTTTTTCTGATTGTTCATGGCCTTGATTAGCCCGTATCTTCGAATGTCGTCCGAAAACATATACAACTCAAACGACTTTTTCTCCGAAAACACAGTAAGACTTTGGTGACCTAAGAAATAGGGACAATCCAAAAAATTATCCAAAAATATAATTAACTGTGGATTCAATTCAATGTTGTCTAAAAAGGGTATTTCGTAATCTCTTAATTGCAGTTCAGTAATTAAAAACTCTAAACCCTTGTCAGTAAGACGTAGCCCGCCTTGATTTTTGGTTCTTGTGTTGTGCCACCAAGTATGTTTATACAATCTTAAATTGGCATCATCTGTACTTTTACCCCATTCTTTTAAAAAGAATTTAGTGTACAGTTCTTGCGAAATCATTTTAATGTTTGCCCTTGTGTCAACATCACAACGGAAAAATCCTCACATGCGAATTGTGCATTGAGTTTTTTAACTAGATTAATTGCATGTCCCGGATTACTGAAACTTACTTTTTTATATTTTGGTCCAGGATAATTTACCAAACTGTTAAAACTTTTTAAGTTAAATGGTTTTTCTTTATAGAACACCGCCCAGATAGCATCAGCATCGAGTATTTGCTCGCACTTGTAATTTTTCTTGTTGACGTATTCTAATAATATACGCGGTTTTGGTCTGCTCATAAGTTCTCCATAAACTACGTATATATTTATCTACTACTGATTAGAAAATCCGCCCCCGTCTAATTGTACAGTAACAGTGTCACCGGTGCTTTTTTGTAGATTTTTCAACAACACTTCGTAGTCTTGATTAACTTTACTGAGGACTTCACCTAACGCATACGACAACAATTTGGCACTTTTTATGTCTATTCTAACTTCTTTTTGTTGGCCAATATCTGCAGCCTTTATCTGTTGTATTAGAGACGTTATAGGATAGGTATTAATCGGGTTTGACATTGCTCAACACCTGTTTCAATTCTAATTCTGTTCGATATGGTCCTTTGTAAGGATATCTTTCTACAGTGATCAATTTAGGGCAAAAACTTTTGACCCACCCTTTGTTAAATTGAATAGCATAGTATCCTGCACAATAAAGACTTTTGCTTTGAGAACTTTTGGTATACAACGGTAATTTTCGTTGAACATCATACATAGCATTATATGGCCTAGACGCCGAAGGAAATGTATGAACATCATTATTCTGCGTATCAATGGACACATTTTTGTTTTTAGATTGGAAAAAATCTTTGCCAAATCTTTTTATTAGATCATCTTTTTTATTAAATGTGGCTTCGCCCGTCTTTGAACTCAACATGAATTTGTTGTTTTCTTTTTTGTGCAAAGTGGCTACTTTTTCGCCGTCTTCTTCAACTATCCAAAATTTACCATCTACGATTGGTTTGGCTGTTATATTCATCTATTTTAGTCCGTTAGTTTTTTGATACACAGTAGTTTATACTGATAAGTTGCTCGCCACATATCTTGCCTGAAAGGGTTGAGCATATTGTTGAATGTTGTCTGCAACACGTTGCAAATCAAACAGATTACAGAACTTTAACAATCTAATTCCCACTTGATCCACATTCTTTGGATCCTGCGTCTGTACTTCTATAGTTTCTTTAATTATGGTCTTGATTGCCACGGGCTGTGCAGTCAAATCAATAAGTTGTACATTGCGA